CCCGGCGCACCGCAAGCAGGTAATTGCACTTATAGCGAATTAGTTAATATTTTAGATAAGTGTTTGGTGACTGGGTATGGCTCGAAATTACCATTAGGTTGGATTAAAGAGTTAAACGAACCACTTGCTTGCTCATATAAAAATATTGGCTCAGGTCACTCAGTTGTGTTTAGCAGTACAACAGGACTAGACGATGATACAGGTGTGCGCGTTCAATCCGCGCGTAATGTAATAGACGTTGATAATTTAGAAAATACAGGCTGGAAACAAGCTTTTAAAGTATTTAAAGATAAAAATATAGCGTGGGTAGTGGTAGGAACAGATAAAGCGTTTTATTGCTTTTTTTGTGACGTAGGTAGTTACGATATGCCGGGAACAAATCACCAAAGCGGTTTTTTTGTAGGGGATTTAGCAAACGCAAACACTGGTGATTCAGCTAAGTTTGTAGCTATTTGCTCGTTTATATCTGAAAACGCATCTTTAGAAAGCGCATCAGATAAGTCAGCATATGGAACAAATATTATGTTTCTGAATTATGCACAGCAGCCGGAACTTGATGGCACTAAAATTTATGATGCAGATGGGGGTACAGACTTTTCCCTTTATGTTCCCCATGAGCTTCAATTCAGAGCCGAAACCGCAATACCAACAACAAACGCAATTCCATCAAATACAGTTAGCAAGGTGTACCTATTTCATAAAGATTACAGCAGCGCAGTTGATAGAAGTGGCACTCCTATTGTAGAGAGCGCTATTACGCCAGCGGTTAGAGGTTCGCTACCGGGCCTAAACAGCACACTGGTTGGCCATCCGGAGAGTATGGTTTGGCCTGCTACAGTCAATTATGGTGATAACTACCTATTACTTAAAGCAGTAAGCAATATGCCTAATAGGTTAATTTTAAATATTGAGGTGTGGGATGACTAACTTATTTGTAGGTGATTTTTCACCAGATGGTTATATTTTTTATGATGGAAGTGGCACCGGGTATAAAGAAGAACTCGGTGCAAAAACCAGCTTACCAATAGAAGTTACACCAGGGCGTTTATATAAAATTTATCCCGTTGGGGGTACTGCTTCACGTTGCCGTTGTGTTGAAATATTAAACAACGGCGCACGAAGAGATTATCAGGCTTACCCAGATGGTAACTGGACTGAACGTGATTATTCACCGTCTCAAGATGTTTCAGCGATACAAGTATATTATAAAAGACCATCTGAAACAGTAACGGGTCTAAACTTTATTGATGTAACAATTGATAGCTTTATTGCTGAAAATATACTTCATACCACAACTGTAAAAACAGGATTAACGGTAACGCCTGCGTCTAAGTTAAACATAGATTTAGACCCAGATGCGGAGCGCTTAATTATTCTTGATAGAGAGAGTGCTAAACGTCTTTATTACTGCAAAGTAAGCGCACCCTTTATTGAAATTATACTGCCTGCAAAATATGGCGTTGACCCATTACTAACCTGCATAATTCTTGATGATAACCTAGCGTACACAGGCGGCATTTTAGATGGAGTAATTGCAGAAATAACAGACTTATCACAATGATTGAAATTAGGTTTAAACAACGTTACTCGCAAGAAATAACGACATCACCAATCAAAATGGGGTTTGCAGTTGATGTTATTGAGCCAGTATTAACACCTATAGGCATTGATTTTGTAGCTAGCTGGGTAACTACCGAGGTAATACAAACGGAAGTCAACAACGTTTGGGCTTCAATAAGTATTACGAATAATGTAGTTATGTCATGGCTTCATGGTGATACAAATAAACAGGACTTTACAGCATTATGGTCTATTAGCTTGCCAGTCGTTAATGATGTTTTGTTGTCATTTAAAACGAGCACCAAAATAGAGCATAATGAAGCGAGTGCAACTTGGCTAACGAACCTGCTTAGAGAAAGCCAGAATACTTCAACATATTGGCTCACATTTTTGGATAGCGAGTTACAAGAGACCTCTCTACACTGGAATTACAGGCCAATAATAGAAGCAAAGCATCCCTTTAAATGGTCATCAAACCCAAATTTGAGCTCCCAACAACTTGTAATACACTACGGCGAAACAGACAAACAATACATTTGTTACTGGCGAAATCACCCGTTTAAAGGCTACGTAAATTTAGAGTTTTCAGAGCCTGCACAATTGCACAATGGCCGCTTAGTTATGCGTTTTAATAACCCCGATAAAGTGTGTTATTGGGGCTTACCCGGTGGCCTAGTTCGCGGTGATGATGACGTACCAACTATTGAACGAAAAATACCCATTGAACCCCAGATTAGGAATACATACATTATGCAGCCAACTATCGATTGTGTGCGTGTATCAGACGATTTAAAAATACTAATTAGCAGCGTTAGTTATTCTATTTCACGCGGTCAATTTAGCGCCACATGCAACATTAAATTCTGTTCGCGCATCGACTTTGATCGTGCCCTGGGCCAAGAGCTTAAAATCTCAATAAATGGCTACGATTTTTATGTAATTTGCGAGCAGCCAAGCACAAGCAGTAGCTTTGCAAATTCAGGTTATAGCGCAAGCTGCCGTAGTCGTTTTGCCTTGTTGTCTGCGCCATACGCCCGCGCTACTAATTATGTTAACCCAACGGCAAAAACACTTGCAGGGATCATGTCTGATATTTTAATAAATACGGGTTGGTCACTCGACAATCAAATGATTGATTACGCAATACCAACAGGGGCATTTAGCTATACAAATTTAACCCCAGCCGCAGCATTATTAAGCGTGGCTAAATCGGTAGGTGCAATGCTTGATATAGACAACGCAAACAAAACGGTATCTATTGTGCCGCTTTGGCCTGTAATGCCATGGGACACCGAAAGCGCTGTTTGTGATGTAATACTAAACGACTCAATCATACTTGAGCACAAGACAACGCAAACCATTAACCAAGAGCATAACGCGGTATTTGTAAGAGGTGAGCAGCAAGGCGTAGCCTGTAAAATAAAGCGTGTAGGTACGCTAGGCGATAAGTTTGCAAGTGATGTGGTAGACAGCTTAATAACAGATAACCAAGCAGCAAGACAGCGCGGAACGTGTGAGTTAGCAAACAGTGGTAACAAGCAGCAAGCGACAATGCGCACTAAAATAAAAGCTGACTTGCCACCCATTCGCCCAGGTATGTTAGTAGGTGTTACCTATAGCAACTCTACATATAAAGCCACCTGCGACAGCCTAACTATAAACGCCTCTATTAACGCGCAAGGCGCTATAACGGTAAACCAAACCATTAAGGTGATCAGCAATGTCTAACACACTAAATCGCCTAGGTTCAGTACTCGATAAAACCCAACGCACAATAGCAACCATAGTCACAGTCAACCCAAACGGCACCACACTCGTTGAGTATAGCGACAGTAGCCAAAGTGTTGTATTAGGCGATAGCGTTCAAGAGGGAGCCGTATATGTTGAAAATGGACGTGTTGTTGGTTCTGCTCCAACATTACCTTTCACAGAGATTGAAGTTTAAACACTATTTAAAAACTGTTTAAAGCTCTTAATTCAACTTTATTTTAGATGGATTGATTGCTTATTAAACAGCTTATTTAAGTTAGCTTACCCAGCATAACCCGCGCGGCTTCCTTGGGTAATTTACATTTACCCAACTAAACCCGTGCTATTACCCATTTTTGCTCGGCGGCTACAACAAATAATCCCATATCAAAGCGTTACAATTCCATTTAACGTTGTTTGCTTATTGATAACGTAAAAAAATCACAGCACCTTTAAATTTGCACCGCGTTGTAGCCCTTTATAAACGTGGGGTTGAATGAGTTATCCACGGTTTCTGTGGATAACTCTGTTTATTAAACTTTAAGAACATCAGCACCCCCAGCGTTGTAGGGCGCTACAACGATTTCAAGTATTAAAAAGCTTTTTTTTTT